AGTGTAACGGGGTTAGGCTCACCCCAAGTATCTGAACCCCAGGTTCCTCGACCCCAACCTGTAATGTTAGCCATTTAAGGCCTCTTTAAGCGATTCTAATAATCGCTGTGCTTGCTGCGGCGGCAGGGAATACAATTGTAAAATCTCCTGCTGTAGATGTTTTATCTCCACCAAAGTCTATGGTTGCTACAGATACATCAGAATTTGTATCGTTATAGATTAGACACCCTCTAGCCGTAACAGTAGCTGTGCCAAACGTTAAATCAGCAAAGTCTGTAAACCCTGTTGTGCCACCACTTGTTGGGTTTACATTGGTTAATGCTGCTCCCCCCGCAGTGTAGTTCGTGCCCGTTACTTGATTAGTTGTGGCGTACGCAGTAGTTGCAGCGCCCATTGTTGCTGAACTTGTATACAAAGCCAGTTTAAATGAGTTGCCGCCTGAAGCTAAAAAATTATGCTTAGCTTCTAACAGTTCTTTTTTAAAACTCGTTGTTAGTGTTGATGTAATGGCCATTATTTTAACTCCTTCAATATTATTGCTAGATCTTCGTGTCCTTGCTCTATAAGAAGGTTTCTCATGGTACAACGCTCACTGTTGATCGCTTCTTTAATATAATAAAGTATTGTATTATAAATTGCTAGTCTGAAAGCTTCTGCTTGTAGCTTTACATGAGGCTCTGCATTATCAGATATACTACAAATTCTAGCAGTACATTTTTCTGCCCAAAATTCGGCTGAGTGTCCTCTATTAGTTTGAGTTGCAACCTCTATAGCTCCTAAACTTCCCGCTGTGTTTACTTCTATCATATTAGTATCTCTTTGCTTCGGGGGGAGTATTAACCGTCATAATAACTTCTCCATCAGCTTTTTGTTTCTCTTCCATTTGTCTACTGTACTCTTTAAACCCCATATTAAAAAACTTTCCGTCTTCATCTATCAAAATTAATGTTGGGTCTTCAAGACGATGATAACCGTATAGTTTTTCGTGGATAGGAACATCTGTGTCTAAAAGCCCCGATCTAGGAGCCACACTTACTATCATTCCATTTTCTATACACTTAGCTAACCAAAATTCTACACACGATCTACCTGCTTCAGCAAAATGTAGATTACCTTTATAAGTAAAATCTATACCGAATAAATTTAATTTAGCTACTTTATTATATAAAGCAAAAGCAATAGCAAAAGGAATTGTATTATTAAAATAAGAACATTGAGTGGCTTTAACAACATCAAGTAAGGGGTACTCAACTAAGCCCGGACATCTTTCATCTAGTTGACACGTATAAATAGGCCCGGGATGTTCTTTGACCACACTAACCATAATTCCTGTTTGGCTCCCCGCAGCATCTGAGTCTAAAAATCTAGAAGCTGGGTCCATCATAAACACTCTGTCGCAGTCTGTGATGCCCGCCATAGCATTAATACCCCAAACTTCATCCCATTTTTTACTGTGAGATTTAGCTAAATGAAAGTCTAATTGGCTTTCGCCCATTGCAACCAAAGCAATTTCTGCTCCTTCTAGTTCTTTAATTTGACTCACGTAGTAGGTATTCTAACTTGATCGTATCTGTATTGTGATTGTGTTCCAGCGCCTTCGCTAGTGTTCCTAAGCCTATCTAAAGCGTCTTGAAATCGTTGTTCGTATCCGCCTATTTCAGCTGGATCCATTTTTAAAAAAGTACCTGCTTCTACTAATGCTCCATAAAGCATACAGTTAATTGCGTTTTGAGATAACCATGTTGTCCCACTATCACTTCCAGCTGTTAAAGAAGTAGGCCTATAAAAATAATGCAGTTCAAAATTAAAATTAGCATTTGGTGTAGGGGCTAAAATAAAAGAGTCGCTATCAAACTCTGCATAATATTTAGGAACCCCAGTATCGGTCGATACTGGTTTATAACTTTTCATAAAACTAACTTGTTTTAGTAATAAAAAATTATAAACATTGCTCGTGCTAATTGTAGCTAAGCTAAAAGGAGCTAAAAAATCAGTGGGCATTGCCAGGTAAGTTGTGCCGGATGTTGCTGTCCCAGTTACATTCTTTTTGAAATTATCTAGCCATACATTCTTTAATATACGTTCTTCCGTTTGTAAGATAAACGTAGGTAACGTAGACACAAAAGTAGTTTCAGAAGTATCTACGTAATTCTCTATTGCTGTTTTTAATGTGCCGTATGTAAAACTCATGTTGTTATTGTAACATCGCCAAGAGAAGCCGTCATTTCAGTTGGTGTTGTTAATACTGTTCCAATAATACCTAATCCAACGTTTGTGTAAACAGTAAATGCGCTTGGTACTACGCTTACATCAGGTCTAGGTTGTAAAAGAGCTTCTGCGTCTGGTCTAACATGAGGAGCTTCTAATTGAGGGTGCTTAACATCAAAACACTCATAACAAGCTTTTACACCGTCCCATTGAGTTTGTAGTGTTTTTAGACGAAAACGTTGGCTGCATATATCGCAGATTCCGAATGCGTATTTAGCTGATGCAAAAGCCATAACTAAACTATCATTCTAGGAGGAAGAAAACGAGAGCTTACTGAATCTATATCTTCAGAAGCAGCTCGATCAAATTCCTCATCATAAACCTGTTTTAAAAGAGCCATTCTATCGGGCGCTCTTTTCATTGCTATGTAATAAGCTAACCCTGCTGTCATGCAAGGCAAAAATCTAAAAACAGTTTCCATGTTATTGGTAAAGTCTCCAGCGTCTTGCATTCTGGTCAAAGCATAATAATAAATTACATCTGTAGAATTTTCAGGGGTTGGGTATAGATACACACGAGGCGTAATGTGTCTTTCTAAAAAGAATTGATTGGGTCTGGCTTGTGAAGTCTTATTAGGTATATATAAATAATCTGAACGGCTAAGTCTTTCTAATTGATAATCTTTGCTATCACGTTGAACCACAGCAGAAGTAATATCTACTATATCTGTTCCCAGATCTTGATAGTTAGTTCCTTGTGTTACAGTAAAATTATGTTTGGTTATCAACCATTGATTAAGGCCGCGATTAGCCCACTCTGCTATCATTATGTTTAAAGACCGTCTAGCAGTCTCTAAATCATATCCTGTACGCAGTTCTAAACCGCAACGTTCGTAAGCTTCTTCTATAAGCTCATCAACACTAAGATCAAAAGAGGTAGTTTCTGATGTAGCCATTTCTAGCCACCATACATTTTCTTAGATTTCTTTTTAACCTTACCGCCGTGTTTATAACCAGGCATAACTTCGCCACTGTCCATGTAACCAGATTTACTTTTAGTCCAATCTTGGCCATTTCTGATAGCTGTTCTTCTGTTTGTCATTCCGGGCATAGTTTTCTCCGATTAAGCGTGGAACGCTGTCATTGTTCCAAAAGTGCTTTGTGTGTATTGAATATAAATACCAGCTGAGAAATACACACCATCATCTGGCATTGTTACGTCTCTGGACACAGTTGCACTAGCAACACTTCCTAATTTCATTCTACTTGTTCCTACAGGAGAAGTTGTTAGAAAATCTATAGTCCCAGCTGTGGCTGAACTTACTATAAACGTTCCTTTCAATCTCCCCGGACCAGCAAAAATAACATCCGCCGCAGAATTATTAATTCCTGCGGATACGTTACCAGCTGGATTACCAACTGCTGAAATACCTGATATTGTTTTAAAATATTTAGACCCAGTAGCTGTGCCTGCATTAGCACCTGTTATTGACTCTGTTTGAGCATCGCCATTAACATCAGTACCTGTAACAGTGAATGATTTAGCTGAATCATCCCCAGCAGAAAGAATAGTTACTACTCTTCCAGAATCAAGAGCAACCGCACCGCCAGAAGCTAACGCACCACCTATAGTAAGTGCTGCGTTATTTCCAACTGCTGCTGCCACTGATATGCCGTCAGCATCTAAGGCCGTAGTATCGGCGGTAATAAAGACCGCTTTTACGTCTGTACGTCCTGCCATGATTAACTCCTTACTCGAATGGAGTTGCTAAAGTACCATCCCCGTGTAGGAATGCTTCACAATGCCATACTGCTGCTGTAGTTGCTTTTAAGCGAATAATACCACCTACTAACCAACCTTGTGCGGCTGACCCTAAATCAATAGTGTCATCATCACTAGCATCAGGAATAAAAGTATTAGTATCTCCCGCAGTTGCTGGATCAAATACCTGTGCAAAACCAGAGAATAAATCACTGGCATTGTCTGTATTAATTTGTCCTGCACCTGTAAAGGTAGTGCCCACTATAAATGTATAGTTAAGCCCTGCTGCTGCGGTAGGTAGTGTTACTACAATACCTGCTGCTCTGTTTAAAGTGTAAACAGTACCTGAATCAGTTGATTCTACGCTTTTTGTTGCTGTTGTGATGCTGCTGATATTTGAATAAGCAGAAACATAACCTGTTGTAGTTATATTACCACTACTATCAACATCTAAATTGGTAGTAATAGCACCTGTTGTTGAGTTTTTAGTGATCTGTTCAAAACCACCTTCGGACCTGACTGGTCCACTAAATGTCGTATTTGCCATAATCTTTTCTCCTGAAAAAATAAGTTCTATTATCTTGGCTTGTCTGCTAGGTCAGTCAATAGAACAAAATATAATTATCCTAGTAATTCTACTATATCAGAAAAAATGGGGGTGTGTAAATAAAGTGGGCGGGTTGAGTAAGAAACCCCCGCCCGGGTTCCATTTAAGATAAGTTAACCTTATGCTCCAGGGCTACCAAATACTGCTCGTGGGTCGGACCAACCGAACGAGTATCTTTCTCTAGCCTTATAGCGAACATTCCCTGTATCAAAATCAGCTTCCATTGAAGTTCTGATTGGCGAACGATTAAACATTTTAAATCCGTTCGGACAATCAGTCTTAATGAACCATGCGTCAGTGTCGGTGAGGTAATGATTAACAGTGTAACCTTCTGGGACCATGCCCATGTTACGCACTGCGTTTATATCATTATCTGCGGTTCCGACTCTGCCTGGTGTTTCCAACAATCTGTCAGCAGTGAACTGTAGCTCTTTAGGAATGATTAATTTCGTTCCTTGTAGTGCTACTTTTAAACCACGCTCGTCAGTGTAAGCTGCAATATCAATCAACGCTTGTTCTAATGAAGTTTCGCTTAGATCCGATGCGGTAGAAAGTTCATTACGCAGATTAGGTCCACCCACAGTTGGGTGATCCGTTGCGCAAAGCTCTTTACCGTCGCCTCCGAGGTAACTTGATGAGAATGCATTATTTAATACTGAAGCCGCTTT